CATACCCGCCCGCGTACACCCGCGCCCATTTCGATACTGTTCTACCTGCCATTATGTATTCTCCACAAAGTACACGCGCAATCGCTGCATGATGAAAAACGGGCCCGCGCCTTGCCTGTCGAATAATTCTTGCGGGTCGCCATCGCTCTCAATCCGCATAATAAAATAAGTCGCGCTCAATCCCTGCCCGGTGTCCAACTTGCTTATAACCGTGTCTCGCAGCGTGCCGAATGTTGAGTAGGACGTATCATCGACAAACCGAGTAAACAGGTCAATCAGGCATTCCCATTCGTGCGTTCGGGGGTCGCTGGTCGCGGTGTCGTAGCTGATAACCGCGCCGGGGAATAGAACGGCGTAATTCGTCAGGCCGCCAGTGTCCAGACACCGCAAATCGCCCTCTGTGACGCTGCCGGAAGGGAAGGTGCTTGTCAGCGTCAAGAGTAGGGTTTTTATCAAGCCCTGCGCGGTCATGTAGGACATTAGTCACCACCTTGGGGCAAGAGACGCCGCGCCACCAGGTCAAGCTCATTTGCGACCTCTTCGGGTAACTTATCTATCTCATCTTCCACCACGTCACGGAAAAGTTGCCATCTGCCCGAGTGCATCCAGGCTTGACCTTGACCATAAGCATCGCCCACCACATAGCGGGCATACCTGCGCCCCTTGTGGCTGGCGTTATTGTAGATTTGATAGCCATCTTCCAGCCTGCGCACTTGCCATGACGCGCCCAAGTTGCCGGTACGAATATAACGCTGCCCCGGACGTTCGCCCGGGTAGCCTTCCATCTCGCGAGTGATCCGGTTCATCGCGTCGAAAATCTTGCGCCTGCCGATCTTGACAGGCTGGCTTGACAGGTCTTGCAGGCCCTGGCGCACTAAGTCAGCGTTGCTTTTGATGGTGAGCTGCATTATCCACCATCCCAATCGATAAAAACGTTACCGAATTCTGACCGCTGGCGAATGGGGAATGTCTCGTTGCCGCTTTCGTCGGTGTCACGGTAGGCAATACCGGAGAGTGCCGAGTAAGTGCGCGCCGCGCCGATCAACTCAAGCCCAGCCGCGTTGTCCTCAACCCATTGCTGCATTTCCATGCGCAAGACACGCATCGGGCTTTCGCCGCGCTCAAGTGCCCTATCGGTGTAAAACCTGCCGGTCGAGTTGGCCGCATGACATAAATCCACCGCGACCTCTACAACGATCTGCCCGCAAGCCGCCGCCGCGTCGCTGTCGGTAATGGGGATCGCGAAGCCTACGCCCGCCAGCATAACGTTTAGGGTTGCGCTTGCGTTGTCAATAAACTTCTCAACCTGCGCCAGCGTGGGCCGGGTCGCGGTGGTATACGCGCCGCTGATAAGGTAACGCCCCGTCAAGGCTTGCACCTCTGCCACTGACCCGTAACTGTTCGCGTTGAGTGCCATGGTCTAATCGTCCAGGTAAATCCAAACGTTGATAATATCGCCGGTGTTAGCCTGCGCCACTGTGACTTTCAGGAAGTCATCGACCGCGATTTTGTCATGGGTAGTAAGATCGCTGCCGTCCGTGTTGAGGTGCTCCAGGGCGCGCGGGAAGTACCAGCCATCCGTTGCGCTGTTGGCTTTTGCCAGGATGGTTGTCGCGGGCGGTTTGGGGGAAGTGCCAAGCGTCGCCAGTGTTACATCGGTTGTCGCTGGATCATCGCCCACGTATTGCACATAGACCGCGTGCACCTTGCCGCAAACTTGCATGCTGCTTGTCACGGTTGCCGCGCCGCTGCCATCTACGCCAGTGCAGGCGGGAGTAGTGATCGGGCCGAAGAGGCGGGCGCTCATAACTTGCGCTTCCCTTTCGCTTTCGCCGGGTTGGTGATCTTCATCTCGACCGCGTCGGCCTTCGGCGCTGGCTGCTGCTCTTGTTCTGGCTCCGGCGCCTCTACGCCGTGCGGCTTATGCTCGACTTCCAGAAACGGATTGACGCTGATTTCGTGCTGCGCCCATGCCGGAACGTCTTGCCACTCGCGAGTAAACATGATACCCGCGCTGCGAATACTCGGATAATTGCTACTTGCTTTGACTCTGGCTCTCATCTGCTAACTCCAAGCCAAGCGACGCCAGAGAGACGGGGAGAGCGTCCCCCTGGCGGTCTTGAATAGTGATAATCATCGTCTCTAAGTTGACATCAATCTGCTGTGTCATATCTACACCCATGCCGCACGCGCACCCGTCTACAAACTGTTGTAGCTGGTTCTGTAGCGCCATGATCTGCGCTTGCACCTGTCGGATGTGCTTTTGTGCGTAGAGGGGTAGGGATAACTCAGTCATTTGATCCTACGAAATATCAACGATGATATAGCCTGTCTCACCGCCCACATTGACCTTGACTTTGCGAGTCGCGGTGAATGTGTAGTCGCCGTTGACATTATCGCCAACCATGCCCGATGCCGTTGCGATCGTGAACAGGTTTGTGATCTTGTTGCCAGCGTAGATATAAAAGGCGTTATCGAGCGTGGTGCTGCCGTTGTTAGTCATGTAGACCAACTCAGACAGGCCAGCCGTCACGGTCTTCGCAAGCTGGCTATCAAACCAGGCCGCATTGACGTGAGAGACTGCGGTATAAGTGCCGCCGTCTGCAATCAGGCCGTAAATGCCCGAGATCATGATCCCGCTGCCGTTGAGGGTGCCCAGGTTGCAGGCTTGCCCATATGTGCCGATCACCGAGCCGCTGGTCATGGTGTACGACGCCGCCAGGCGACAAACGCCGCCCACGCCGCGCACACCCATTCCACTCGACGCGGTGGGGATATGGTCAACGGTCGTCTCAATCCCAAAGTGCGTACCAGTCGTGGGGTTCGGCTCGCTTTTGACTTCCAGGGCGTAACCGGTCGTTGACGGGCGATTGTGGATTTTACTCACACCATCGGTAGCCTGAAAAACGGTCTGATCGGTGTCGTCGCCGGTCAGGCGCAAGCGCCCCAAGTTAGTAAGTCCTACTGCCATAGTATTTTCCTTTCAGGGCAGGTGTTACCCTGCCCCGTGTCGGCCAATCGGCCTAAGTGTTGCCCAGGAAGGCCAGGCGGGGGTCGCCAAACACTACGTTGTAGCGCCCGTAGAATTTGAAGTAGTACTTGCCGCCATCGGGGCCGTCAGGGTCGAACCAGGCGTCCTGCAAGAACGGCTCTTCGCGCATGACAACCGCCAGCGGCTTCGCGCTCTCGTTGCTCGCCAGGCCCACCCATGCGGTGCTATCCATGTACGGAGAGACGATATAGGACATGCGCCCCGCGTAGGGGTTGGTAGCGCGATTGCCGGTTGCGTAGTCTTCGGTGTTGCCGGTGATCTGGGCCGCAATGCGCTCGTAAGCCGGGGGTACAACCAAGAGATCATAGTTGCAATCGGTGTACTCGCCGCCCTCATCGGTGAAGGCCTTCGCCAGATTGTAGTTGGTCTGGAAGTTGTCCAGGGAGAGTGACAGGGCAAAGAGGTTGTCATAGGTGCTGGCTGCGCCGTTGGGGTGGGCGTTGGCGAAGAAGTTGCCGCCGTCATAGGCCAGGCCGTAGGTCGTGCCGTCGCCGCCGTTGAGGGCCTGGAAAACGAGCTTGTTGATCGCCTTCTGAAAGTTCTCGCCCGCGCCGCGTACTTTGCGCAGCAGCGTGCCGCCGGTCTTGTCATCCTGGACGGTGTTGTAACTGATTCCGACTTTCAAGACCCAGTTGCGGGGCTTGACGGCCATAGCGCGCTCCGAGAAGTCCTGCAAAGGCCCCATGTTTTTGTCTTCGACGGGCATGGGCGCGCCACCCAAGTCAACCATTTCGATGCTTGCGCTATCCATAACAATCCGCTCTGCAACGCGCTGCCAGGGCATATCGGCGCGAGACGTTGCGGCCAAAAAGCCCGCACGTGCGCCTACGACTAAGTGCTGAGGAACGTTTCCACTAATCATGATGTTTTTCCTTTATGCCCCGGTGCAAACCTGGGTTACCAGCTTGACGAAGGCGTAGCCGTCTTCAACAAACTGCAAAATCCCGATGTACGGGATGTCGGCGACGGACGCGACCAAAACCAACTGGTTTCCTTCGCTCAGATAGATGCCCAGGCCCGCGCTTGCGTTGGTCAGGCTGGTGTTGTTCTTGAAGCCCAGGATCGTGGGCTCAACCCAGGCGTTGACGCCAGTACCCAGGATGGTCTCGGCGGTGGAGATGGCGAACGATCCGCCTTCCATAGCAATACCCATAAACACATCGGTGCTGGCGACTACCGGGCTGGTGATGGTGTGGACGGGGGTCAGATTGACAGTGTCCGCGCTCTGGTCGATAATCAGGGCTTCGCCCCGGTACCAGGTCTGGGCAATGGACGAGTCCAGGATAAACTTGTGAGTGTATTCTGCGCCGTACACCCGAAGCGGCTGGTCGCTGGTAATAGCGGTCATTTGCGTTTTACTCCTTGATAAATTCGGTCAGGTTGTAATCTTCCATCGCCCCAAGCTCGACGGCGTTGGCCTTGAAAAAGTCCTCTTTAGAGAGTCCTTGTTCTATCCAGGCTTTGAGCAGGGGCTTGATATTATCCGGGAGTTGCGCAGTACCTTGCTGGACGCGACTATGGCCCAGCTCTGCAAACGAGAGCGGGCTGCGGGTAGCGGCTGCGGTCAAGATGTCTGCGGCCTCTGGATACAAGTCAGCCGGGAGTTTGCCGAGAAAAGAGACGAGCGCGTCATGCGCAATCGGCAAACCCTGCGGCTGTTCTGGCGTGCCACCGATAAGACGGGCCGCCAGGGTGGTGATATTCTCGGCGTGCTGGCGCTCTGCCAGGATCACCGCTGCGCGCTCTTCTGCGCGCTGATTGATTGCGAGTTGGATGTCCGGGCTGGACAGGTCAACCGCCACTACCGGCGTAACAAATTCGGGCGCCGGTGTCGTGCTTACCGCTAATTCTGCTGGCATAGTTGTGTCTCCTTGTGCGTCCGACTGTGGAGGAACAGCCGGGATAACTTCGGGCTTGCCCAGCCCGGACAACATGGTTTGAAGTTTATTGATAAGTCCTTCTAAGATGCCTACCGGCGCTTCGGCATACGTCTGCATCTGGCTGGATAACTCGACGGGCCGAAGCAAAATCTGGTGGTTCGCGTTGCGCGTCGCCGGCCAGTTGGTGAGTGATCCACCGATAATGACCTTGGCTTCGATGTCAATCGTCGGGCTGAAGAAGCGCATAACGTCGCTGCCAATCGCGCCGCGCCCTAAGTCATTCCAGCGGGGGGTGAATTCGATTACGTCCCGCCCTTCTGCCTGCGCCACATCTACAATCCAGCCCGCCGCCTCTTGGCTGTTGTGGTTCATGGTGTCAATCGGAAAGCCGACAATTTGCCCGCTGGCGTCCATTGTGCTGGCCAGCGCCAGGCGGGTGTTGCGCACGTAATCGGGGAGTTCTTCAGGCAAAAAGACAGTCTCTCTGCCCCACATATCCACGAAGCGCCCAGCCGCCATGCCGTCAAAGCTGCGGGGTAGGCCGTCGCTCATGCTCAAATCGGTAAAGCTGAAATTGGTTACTGTCATTGGTTCACCTCAACAAAAAAGCCCGTCACTGAGGACGGGCCATAGTTCGGGCGGTTCTGTTGTTTGCCGGGTTGCGAGTGCAAGCGGGCTAAATTTATTATACGCTCATTCTTTCTCGGACGCAATAGGCATACCGTCCTTTTGCATGTACTTCTTTTCGATTGCCGAACAAATCATAATCAGCGCGCGCCTAACGATTATCCAGAATTCTGCCTCACTCATGATTACACCGTGAAGATTTCGCCTTTATCGCTAAAAAGTACGTGCTGGCAACGGAAACCTCCGCACTCGTATTGACTATTACCGGGCTGCCCAGGGATGAGTCCGTGATTTTTCCACCACGACGCGCGGTGTCTTGCGCCCTTGAGTTTCTGACAGGTATCGCAACTCTCTTCGCCATCGCTACCACCAAACGTGAGCATTTGGTTTTTAGCACCTCTGATTTTGCCTTCGCTGTACACCGCGTCCAAGGTGCGCGCATACCCAGCCGCCCGCGCATCGCCCACGCCAGCGAATAAGTTTTCGGCCTGGCGGTTCTCTTTCTTCGCTGCCTCATCTTCGGCGCGCTGCTCTGCCTTTAGTTCTTTGAGTTGCTGCCATAGCATATCGGAGAAACCGCGCTCCGCTTCTGCCTTTGCATTGACCCAGGCTAAATCATCGCCCTGCGCTGGCACTTCGCCGCCGCCGTCTTCCAGCCCTTGCTCAAACGCCGGGTAGAACGCCTCTTGAATGGCGCGCTTGAATGCGTTTTGATAGGTGGTGACCTTGACATTATCGCTGTACAGGTAGTCATTTATCAGGCCGGAAATGGTCGCTGTGTAGACATAGCGAATAGGCGCGTAATCTCCTAGCGCAAGCTGCGCCAGTGCCAGGTCAAAGACGGTCGCGGTGTCACTTGGCTGGCTTGTCATCTTGGAGTTCTCCGGAAACTTCAAGCGCAACACCGCGCATAGCTAGAACGAGCTTGACGGTAGGCGCTCTGTCACCCGCCGAGAGCGACCATTCAACGCTATAGCACAGGATTTCTTCGCCCGTCTCGGTGTTGATTACGTGGGTGTTTTTGGGCGTTCCGTCACTGATGATTTTGATTTTCATTGCTCTCCCTCTTGCACCTTGCGAAAGATCATCTTGTATTCCGGTTGGTTTTCGCTATACTCGTAACTAACGATGTACTTTCCGGCGGGTACACCCGGTATCGTTTCGCCGTCTACGGTCACCCGAAAAGCCGAATCGGTGCACATAAACGCCTCTCTTGTGGATACCGGGCCGGTTAATACAACCTTATCGTTGTCCTGCTTGTCGCTCATGCCTTCCTCCCAAGTCTTGCAAACTCTGCCCGACTGTGCAACCGCGCCCACTCGCGATATCTTATCAGCGCCTGTTGCACCGTCTCGGCTGTTGACTCTGCATCATCTTGCACGCCCGCGCTCTCTGGCTGTTCCTCTGGCGCTTCGTTGGTGTCTGGTTCGTTGCGCTCGCGCCGTTCGCCAGCGGGCAGGCTTTCGGGCAAGAAGCCAGTCTGTTTGCGGATCGCTACCTGGTCTTCGTCGCCCATGTCAAGCACCTGTGACAACGGGACCAACAGCGCGCCCAACTTGCCCAGCTCGACTTTGTTGATCGGGTCAGCTTTCAGGCGCGGCCGTTTCGTCATGCCGGGGAATTGATTCCAGATAAAAAGCCGCCTGCCAACTTGCGAGTCTATCTGGTCGACAAAACCCTCAATCATTGCGTTATAAGTGCCTATAAACATGCCGCTGCTGTCTTGCATCGCAGAGTAACCGCCCACGCCACCCACGCCCGCAATGGCAACCCACTGCATGTTGTAGACCATCAACTTCAATAAGCCGAAATAACGGATTGCCTCAAGGATCGCCGGGGCTGCCTGGAATGGTACATCCTTGAGTTCGCCGGTAACGCCCTTCGGCCAGGCGGCGTAGTTGCCTTCTTGCGCGCTCATAATCGCCCGCGCCGCCCGCTTGATTTCCGCTTTGTCTGCGGGGGTCAGCGTATTCTCGGCTACCACATCAAGATAGCCGGCCGCGTGCTCAAAGCCGATACCCTGGACAAGCCGTATTTGATCCTCTCCAGTCGCCACACCGCTTCGAGCGGCGTCAGCCCTTCGGGGTTGTGCGCATCGCCTAACGTAATGTGCAGGCTGTTCTCAAGTGGCAACAACACTTGCGGGTCGGGAGATGACCATTGCCACATCCCCTGTAGCGTGCCATTGTCGGCCATTTGCCACTTGTAGAACGAGCTGCTATCTCGCCACGCGAGACGCCGCACGCCGATGCGGTTATCGTCGTATTGACTGCGCCAGGGGTCGCCGCCTGGCGGGCGCCAGGCCGGGTTACGGAAGCCGGGTAGGACCTCCCACCATCCCCAGCCGAAGAAGGGCACGTTGCCCACCAGGCTTTCCAGGAACGCACTTACGCCGCCTTCGATGTCTTGCAACACCGAGTCTGCAAACTCTGCCGCCTGCTTATCCCCGTCCGTCGGGTTGTCGGGCAATTCCCACCGAAGCGAGACAGAACGCGCCAGGCTGGTGAAGGCCACGCGCACAACGCTAACCTCTGGGTCACTGCGCCGCATCCGAGAGTATAGGGGCTGCACGGCAGGCCAGAATAGTTGTGTACTGTAGGCTTCCTCAACGTAGCCGCTAAATTCTTTCAGTCCATTGTAGCCAAGTTCGTTGTAATTCATAATTCCTCACTTCCAGGGGCTAACGTAATCGTCAACCTTGCCAAGCTCGTTCACGTCGTCCCATTCGGCGTGCATGTCCATGTCGCCTTCGTAGGCGTACCGCCCAGCGTCGATTAGATGATTGTTGCGGTCAACTGGTACGCGCATCGCTACGCCATTTTTATCTTCGCGCCATTTGTATTGTCTAAATTCGTTGATCGTATTGACACATGACGGGTCGATTATAACCTTTTGCTGCTGTAGCCACTGGACGCCATAGATAACCGAGTCCTTGCCCTTCGCTGCGCCCAGTGCCCGGACGCCGTGCTGGACAAGCTCTGCAATACTCTTAGGCTCCGCGCTGTCACAGATAATATAGTCGTCACCGCACAAGCGCTTGAGTTCAATCGCCAGCAGGTCGTTTGTCAGCCCCTTCTCGTACAGCTCATCAAAGATGTAAATCGTCTTGCGTGCCCGGTCATAGTGCGAACGGTGTAACGCTGCCGGGTCGCTGCTAAAACCGAAGTCTAGCCCGTTGCGCCGGTTTGTAAATTGCGCACGCATCCCGCTCAAATCCTGTACCGCCCAGTTGGTGAATATGACATTGCCGAGTACGCCCCAATTGCCCAGGGTGTAGACTGCGCGGAAATAGGAGTCCGTCTCGCCTTCCAGGTCGCGCACGTCAGCCGGGGTCAAGAAGCGGTTGTGAATGTACCAGGTCTTGAGTATGCTCAGCTCATCGCCCCGGTATTCCGTCTGGGTGTCAGCCCAGCCGATGCCTGAAAAATACTCGTTGTAAATCCAGTGATTTTGTAGCACCGGATTGAATAGCAACACCAGGCGCTTTGGGTATCTTTCATCGCCGCCGCGCTGCCGTTTGTAAAGCTGCTTGACGGTGTTCCTGTCTGTTTCCGTCGCCTCTTCAACGACGATATCAGTGATAGCGCCCTTCGCTGGCGTGATGGATTTGACCTTCTCAATATCGTCCAGCCCGCCGAATAGGATCTGGTAGCCATTGACGCACGTAATCACCATGTCGCTTTTGTTGACGCTGAACAGTGCGCCGACTCCCCAATCAGAAATCACCTTTAGCACTTCGTTGAATACTGAATTGCGAATTGTGCGCGCGACCTGCCGACAAATAAGGTAATTCCTGCCGCCGCGCAAAATATCGTAAATAGGTCGCTGCCCAACTGCGAACACGCTTTTACCAGAGGAAGATCCGCCGTAAATGATCTGAGTGCGCGCCATGTTGTCAAGGTGCGGGTAGTACACATCGTTATAGACGCCGGTCTCAATCTCGACTTTCATCTTTGCCCCGCGCCCTGACGTGGATAACTTCTATCGCGCCGCCATCTTCCCCCGTCACTTCGACCCGCTCAGTATAGCCGCGCTTTTTGCCGATGGTCTTGAGTGCCATCGCTACCGCCCAGGGTTCGCCCGCTAGAATGGCTTGCTTGAATTTAGCCTCTGCCAGGTCGACCAGTTCAACCCGTGACGACTCG